TGATAATAGTTAGTGGATGCATAGTTACCCATCCTGGCTTTGACATCAGCCATACTAAATTTCTTTGGTCCAGTGGCTGCCATTACACTATAAATAAAGATACTTCGTTATACTATGTATAAGAGATGTCGAAAAGCATCAAGAGTAGATTTAAACCTTCAAACACTCAAAAGTATGTGGGTGATGTAAATAATATAATTTGTAGAAGTTCGTGGGAAAGGAGATTCTGCAATTGGTGTGATACTAATGAAAGTATTTTAGAATGGGGTAGTGAAGAGTTTTGGATACCCTATCGTTCTCCTGTTGATAATCGAGTTCACAAATACTTTCCAGATTTTTTCGTTAAGGTTCGTGAAAGAGATGGTAAAATTAAAAAGTATGTAATTGAAGTAAAACCACATAAACAAACACAACAACCTAACCCAAAACCAAAACGTAAGACTAAATCATGGTTGTATGAGGTAAAAACATACGCAGTAAACCAAGCAAAATGGAGAGCAGCATCAGAATTTTGTGCTGATCGTTTACTTGAATATAAAATCATAACAGAAAACGAACTTGGCATTAAGAGATGAATCGCACTGCAGAATTAGGAGCACTAATCGATACCTTTTCTGATCCAGATGATTATATGACTGCAGTTCTTGAAGTATTCACCGAGTCTGAATATATTCCAGAACCAGGAAATTATTATACATTTGTTTATCTTGCAAAAACTCCCAACATTATTTACGATCAACATCCATTAATTGCCTGCACTTCTATTCATTCTTGGGGATTCACTGGGTTGAACTTTCATTTAAGTATGCCAAGACGATATACTTGGCAAGAAGTTATTGGTAAAGTTCATCGGGTATATAATGAAGAGATTGAATATATGAAATCAATACCATATCAAAAAACAATACTAAATAGCTGAATAACAGCATCCACTAGATGACATACAAAGAGAAAAAAGAACATACTCTGAGTCTAGATATTAATGTGGGCAAGGGTTCTAGAGTACAAAATAAAAAATTTAATATACCAATAATCTATAGGTTTCCAACTTCTAGTGATGGTGGAGCAGACCAACTAGTAAAGCAAGATGGTGGATATGAAATTTATACAACAATTAATGGTACAGAAACATTAATTGGAAGAGGTGGATCCGTCAAATCTAACGGACAAATTACTATTACAGACAAAGAAGCATTACTACAATCTACAAAAAATCTTCCTGGTGGTCAAAATATTAGTCAAAGTAAATTAAATTCTGCGATGGCTAATGGTGGGAATGATGATTTGCAGAGAAATGGTACAGAAAAAAGAAATGCTAATCTATCGATTGAGGATCAACAAAAACTGATATCTAGTAGTGCATTAACTGTTACAGAAATAGAATCAAACTCTTTAACTGCCACAGAGGTTGAAACTTCAGAAGAAGATGATGACACTGGTTCCGATGATGATACTGATGGTGAAACAAATGAAGATACAAGTCAAGAAACTGCCTACGAATCTGCGAATCCAATAACATTCAAATCACAATCTAGGGATTTTGGTACGTTACAGTTTCCTGAAAAAATGGTTAAACTTGAACAAGATTATATAAAATTTGCAACACATAGATATGAACCCCAGACATTTAAAAGTGCAGGTCAAATAGGTTTTGATTCTGCAGGTCTTGGTAAATTAGAAGGAACGTGCTATTTGTCTATATCGGGTGGTGCTGAAGATGGTAATGCTGTTGGTTGGGGAAATAATGAAGTAAATCCTTTAAAAGCATTTGCATATGAGGCAGCTTATGGTGCTATTATTGATGGTGGTAGAGGTCTTGGTAAATCTTTATCTAATGCAAAAACTGCTCTTTCTGGTAAGAGTGTAGAAGCAAAGAAATATATTGCGATGCAAGCTGCTCAAGCAGCATCTCAAACAACAAATATGCTTTCCAGAACTAGTGGTGGTATTTTAAATCCGAATATGGTTTTACTATTCCAAAAACCAGAGTTGAGAAATTTTTCTTTCTCATATCAATTACGACCAAGAAACTCTGCTGAGGCAGTAATGGTCAGAAGAATTATTAGAATGTTTAAGCAATCGATGGCAGTGAGGAAAGAGTCAACAAATCTTTTCTTACTCGCACCAAATGTATATAAAATTTCTTATCATCGAGGTGGGCAATCAGGTGATGGTAATCACCCATCAATTGGTAGACCTAAAGTTTGTGCTTTGAAATCTGTAAACGTTAATTATATTCCTGATGGAAGTTATATGACTTTCAATGATTCTGCAGCAACGATGACTGCATACACCATGTCATTATCATTTACAGAAATGGAACCACTATATTATGATGATTATACAGGCATACCTACAGACCAAATAGGATATTAATCATGGCAAATTACTTTAAAAGACTACCAAACATAAAGTATCAAAATCTTCTGGAGATAGGTTCTCCTGGATTAAAAGTTGATGCTAAAAATATTTTTAGAAGAGCAAAACTTAGAGAGGACATTTTAAGTCAAACAACTTACTTTGAAGATTATTTTATTGTTGGTGATGAAAGACCAGACAATGTTGCAGAAAAAGTTTATGGTGATTCTGATTTAGATTGGGTAGTTTTAATTACTAATAACATTTTAAATATCCAAAACGAATGGCCAATGCCTACAAATTTATATAATGATTTCCTACTAGAAAAATATGGAAGTTATGAGGCAATATATGAAGTTCATCATTACGAATCTAAGAGAATAAAAAATTCTAATGGTACAGTAGTTTTTCCAGCAAAAGTTGTTGTGAATGTAAACCATAAAGTTGAATACTATGATGGTGATTTAGGTCAACATGTATCTCTTGAAGATTGTTCTTTTCCAGTCACAAATTACACATATGAAGAAAGAATTCAAGAACAAAAAAGAGTAATCAAGATACTAAAACCATTATACTTAAATATTGTATTTGAAGATATGGATGAGATCATGTCATATAGAAAGGGTTCCACTGGTTTTATCAGCAGAACCATTAAAGATACAGAATCTATTTAAATATTAAACTATAATATGCTGCAATAACTAAGAGGGTTAAGCAAACCCTCTCATAAGTTAACCTCAATCTTCTTCAGCAAGTTTTTGGAAGAATGATAGTGCATCATCATCTTCTCCTGTGGTAGTTTCAAGAGAAGGTTCAGGTGCAGGAGTTGGAGCAGAATTGAACTTGGGAGTGAAAGAAGTTTCTTCACTACGGTTTTGACGACGGAAGTCTGCTTCCTCTTCTACAGTTTCCTGATCTTGGAAACGAGGAGTACCTTTGTTACCTAGAACATAGTCAAGACGAGTCTTCAGTTCATCATAAGTCTTGAACTGATCTGCTGCAGTTAGAGACTCTAATGAGTACTCCTTCTTCCAAACTGCTTCTAGTGCATCATCATCATTTAGTAGATTAGCAGGACGATCAAACTCAGAAGAATCATAGTTCCAGTAACCTGCAACTTTCTTGATCTTTAGTTTGAAGTTAGCACCCTGCCAGAAATCAAAAGGATTGATGGGTTGCTCGTCTTCAAATTCTGGTTGCATTGCTTCCATGATCTTATCAAAGATCTTCTTACCAAACTTATACAGGAAGACTTGACCTTCGTTAGAAGGATTTGCAGAGTCCTTGATAACATAGATGTTAGCATAGTAGGACAGTTTGCGTTTCTGCTTACGGACAGTTTCCTTATCTGCTTCATTACCACTGTTCCAGAGTTCACGATTATACTCTGATACAGGATCTTTTCCACCATTTGTGGTTAGTGAGTTCTCAATGAACCAACCACCAGGACCTTGGAAAGCATGGGAGTACATCTTTGCCCATGGGAGTTCTTCTCCATCTGGTGCAGGCAAGAATCGGATCACGGCATAACCGTTACCAGACTTATCTAGTTCTGGTTTCCAGAGACGATCATCTCCACCACTCTTGGTGCTCATTTTTTCTACTTCTTTGACCAGTTTAGAGGTCAGAGAACCAAGAGATGATTGCTTTTTAAGATTTGAAAAGGACATTCGGATTACCTCGGTTTGTTTGTATTGTGGCTTGTGTGCTCTGCCATTATAGCAGGCATTTTATTTAGTGTCAATCGATTTCCTTGAGCAATTGCTCTTTGAGATTACCAACCAACTTAGTCATATTAGCAAAGAGTGCGTTCATGTCAACATCTTCAGGAAGACCCATCATTGTTGCAGAATCTTGAATTTTTAATTTCATATTCAATGCATCTGGATCATCTGATAATGCAAGTCTCATGTAAAGAATCTTTTGTTTCTCCATAAGCATCTCAAGATCACTAATATGTTTAAGTTTGCCATCTCTATCTAAACTTGGAAAGACAAACACATTTGAATAGACTTTTTCTTGTAGTTTAGAGATCTCATCCATCTCATTCTTCACAAGTTCAGATTCAAAGAAAGTCATAAAACTATCTCCTTTAAGATTTTTTTGTATTTAAAGACATCGATATTTAGAAAAGGAATATACTTTTTAATTCGTAGACTGGTCAATTCCCATACTGGATCTTTCAAAGACTTATCAAAGTGCTTCTTATATCCTAAGATCTTTTCCAAGATTACCAAAGATTCGATAGAAATATCACCACACAAATGCTTCTTTAAGATAATTGGATGACCTTTTTCTACAGAAAACAATGAGTCAAAGTCTTTATTCTCAATGAGACTTTGAACTTCTTCTCGAAAAACATATGACAAAGATTGATTCCTCTTCTGCCACTTATTATAATTCATCTGACCAGAACGAATGATCTCACCAATCCATAGAGTCTGTGGATCATCACAAGAAATGAAGTTAGAAACAAAAAAGTCTCTAACTTCATCATCATCTTTCTGTCTAGAAATTTTTTCAAACCAGTACCTATCTTTCCTCTTGTAGAAAGACTGAAGAGAGGCACGGGTTTTACCACAATACTTGTGGTAATCATAAGAATCTTTTGTGAAATGATTCTTTAAACCAAGATAAGTTTTATAACAATCAAATGGAGTCATCTTCAACATAATATTTTGAAAAACCCTTCGTGCGAAAAAATTTTGGGGATTTTTTTACGACCTTTTTTGGAACTAAAAATCGATTTTCAAATTGAGAGTTTAGCTCTACTAGTTCTCTTTAGGAAGTTAAGTTCCATTGCTTCGTATTTAATTTTTTCTTTTAACGGTTTTGAGATTAGTTTAGGAATAGATTCAACATCTATCTTATTGAGTTCACAGAAATGCATTACACTATCAATGTAACTCATATCAGAATTCTTGGTATAGATTTCTTCAATATCCTGCGACACTTTCACCTGAGAATAGAATTTACTTTCTAGTTCTTTATTTAACTCTTCGTTTTCTTTCTTCGGCATAATATCGGAAAAGATTGATAACATATAATAAAATTAATTCATAATAACATTATAACATTAGATACTTTAAAGGTCAAGACAGTTTATCTTCGACAAACTTTCTAATGTATTGAGTGAGAAGTTTGATATATTTTGATTTGTTTCTTTCCTCATAGACTACGCATTCTCCACTTTCACATGACATGATGATTACGAATTTCTTGACTGAAATACCCGTCAATTCAAACAACATACACGCATATGCCGCACATTGAACAAAATAGTTTTCGATCCATGCTCTGGGTTTGGGTTTCTTAGATGTCTTGAAGTCAATTATTGCTAACTCACCGTCAAATTCTGCAATACAATCGACGGTTCCAGCGATACCTAACTGCTGACTATATAGGGACCTTTCAAGAGCATGAATATTATCGATCCTATTAAGATCATCTTTTGCAATCAAATATAGAAACTCTGACAGTGGTTGAACAGAACCAGAAGGTAGTTCTTTATTGTGAAGAAAGTTCTCTACAAGAGTGTGCATGTCAGTACCACGACTTGTAGATTGTTTGGTTACTTTATTAGCTTCTGCTTCACCAACTCTTTTTCTCCACTTTATAAAAATTTCACGATTGAAGTGACTGGTAACTGATGTGGCAGATACAAACTTTAATGGACCATCATGATTCGGTACTGTATAATATCGAACTCCATCAATAGTTTCTCTAGTTAGTTCTGGTAGATCTAGATTAATGTGATTAAACGTCATGATAAGGGCATTTTCCTCTTAGGTTTTTGTCAAATAAAACTTCTTTTAAGAACTTTGAATCTTCAGATAAAACTTCTCTTCGATTTTCGAGAGCATCAAACATACTATCCGTTGATTTTTTCTTCTTAAGAATTGGTTTGTCGTTCATATTATCAGTATAGAAACGAACTCGATAGAGTGGATCACCTCTCTCTATCATAACTCCATGTGAGTTTGCTTCATATTTAATACCAAGAGAAGTTGTTCTTGGATGATTGGCAAGATTAAACCATCCACCAATAGCAACAAAGTTATTATCAGCAAATGTTTGTGGGTGATCTAAAAATTCAAACCACAAGTATTCTTGTTTATATGATGTCCAGAAAAATGAATTGATGAATGATAACTGAATGACATGGATATCACTATCCAGATCACTTAGTGTGAAGAAAATATTTTCGTCACCATATTCTTCATCAACATCATCTAACTTAATGGTAACACAAGGTTCCTCATCAATTTGATACTTTAGAATGTCACCTTCATATTGTAGTGAAAAATCTACAGGAGAATATCCAATAAAGGTTCGGTCAAACATATGCCCCCAAACAGGACATTGACTGTAGGTATAATCTGAATGAGAACTACGATCCTCATGCTCAATTATATTTTCATCATGAAAATTTACAGGATCATAGTAAACATCATACTTCATACAATACCTAATTCATTTTTTGCGACAATATATTCTCTACAAAGACCAGATCTTACAATATCATCAGCATCAAACTCAACGATATCTACTGAAGGCATTTGCTCTAGAATTTTCATAAAGTCAAAGATACCATTCTTTTCGTTGGTCTTTACCAAATCACTTTGACTTGCATCACCGCAGAACATAATCTTACAGTTGTCACCAACCCGTGTAATAATACTATCAAGTTCATGATAGTTCAAGTTTTGAAATTCGTCAATGAGGAGAATAGAATTATCAAATGTAGTGCCACGAATGAATGATGTACTCCAAAAACCAACTGTTCCCTGAGTCTTTAGATTGCCATAGAGCATTTCAAACTCAGCATCAGAAGGCATTTGGAACATGTACTTAACCATGTTCTTATATGGAATCTGATAGAGATTAGATTTGTCATCATGATCTCCTGGAAGAAAACCAATCTCTCTAGTTGACACAAGGGATCTAATAATATACACCTTTTCATATGGTGTAAATTGATCTAAAGCTTCTTTAATCGCATGGTACAAAGTAATAAATGTCTTACCAGTACCAGCAGTTCCATAGGCAACAACGTGCTTTCCTTCCTCATAAGATTTGAACAACTTCTTCTGATTATCAGTAAGTGGTTCAACTTTTAAAAGGTGATCTGTATTGATTGGTTTCTTACCCTTAAGTGCTTGACGATGGTACTCAGAATTAATACCAACGTTATTGTTGTTTCTTTTCCTTCTAGCCATATCAGATCTTTAGGTTTTGTGCTCCAGGTTGTTTTGATGCTCTTTCTAGAACTTCATTCCATCCTGGTTTTGATTTAACAAGTTTGTCTTTCCACTCACCAATTGGTTCTAGTCCCAATCCAGGTGAATTTTCGGGAGTGTAATATCTTTCCCACTCTGGATTATCTTCATTCCACTGGTCCCAATCATGAATACTCATTTTCACTTCTTTGGTTTCACCAGTTTGTTTATTCTTAACAGGATATGTTGCCATAATTATCAATGAGTGTAGTTTATTTAGATCTTAATCCAACGTTCGTTTGCTAGGGTCCATTCAACAACTTCCTTGACACGATTACGGATATCTTTTGGTTGCCATCCCATTGCCTTCATCCTTTCACCAGATAATGCATATCGTAAATCATGTCCAGGACGTGCAGAGTGGAAGTCAACCATCTCATACTTAAGTTCTTTACCCTGAGCATCAGCAATCATCTGTGCAAGTTGAAGATTGTTGAGTTCTTCCGCACCAACGATGTTAAACTTAGGACACCTTGCACCTCCCCAAGTAGATGACTCTACGTTCTTACCAAGAAGAAACAGAAGTGCATCAGCAACATCTTCAGCATGGATATAGTGTCGTGAACCAGGGATTTCCTTAGTTGGATCACTATGGATTGTAATTGTCTCACCATCACGAGCACGTTTAATGCACATAGGAATAAACTTTTCTGGGTGTTGACGTTGCCCAAAGACATTCATTGTGTGAGTAATGTATACAGGTACACCATAAGTGTTGTGGAAAGCAACTGCGAGTTCCTCACCACCTGCTTTAGTTGCACTGTATGGGTTGGTAGAATTATAACGATCGTTTTCATCATACAGAATACCGTCTGGTGCAGGACCAAAGACTTCATCAGTACCAAAGTAAACAAATCTTTCTAGATGATCTAGACTACGAGCATAGTCAAGGATGTTGCAGGTTGCTACAACGTTATCCATGACAAATTCCATAGGATATTCGATGCTGCGGTCAACATGAGAACCAGCAGCAAGGTGAAGAATGTAGTCAATCTTACCAATGTCTGCAGCAATCAGTGGATTCACTGCTGCTTTTAGATCATGGAATACAATCCTCACCCGAGAACGATCCTCAGCAGAAAAATCTTTTAAAACATCTTGAAGACGATTAAGATTTCCACTAAAGTCTAGACGATCTAACGTAACTACTTCCCAGTCTGTGTTTCTCAGAATCTGTGAAATTAAATGATGTGCAATAAAACCTGCACCACCAGTAATTAACGCTCTTTTCATGTCTTTTCTCAAATACTTTTCAATTATAACCTAATTTGTCCTGTCTTGCAACCTCTAGTTCAATTTGCTTCTTTAAAATACTGTTTGATGGTGGAATTTTACCCTTATAGATGGAATCTAATGGTCTAATCGTTGTATCTTGTGTTCTTTCGTAGTGGAATAATTTTGCTGCACCAAATGATTGACATGCATCACCTGCAATAGGATCAATATAGAAATTAATATCAGGATACTCTTCTTGAATTACTGAGTTCGCACATATATTCAATGCACATCCACCAGAGAATACAATATTCTTAGTTTCTGGTCTCAGATCTAAAGTTTGTTCAACTCTCATTCTCAAAACTTCTTCCATAGAGTTTTGTATCTCCCATGCCAAATCTGCCTTCTTCTGGAAATCATCATGATGTCTAAGAACTGGGAAGTTTGTTGTATTGAATAGTCTATTACTATAGAACACATTCATATTTGCCATTCCGTTATCAAGAATGAATGGTGGGAACTGTTCATTCTGTTTCCCGTATGCAGAAAGACCCATTGTCTTACCACATTCATCACGATGCCATCCTAGATGATATGTAACTGTCCCATACATAATGCCAATGTCGTAACATGAATTGACATCAATTTTATCATTTGCAGTCATCATTTCAAAGAAGTCATTTGGAAAATAGACTTCAATAAATCCTCTGGGTTGTGGTGATGGAACAATAAAGTTTTTCCACAATGGAGTAAACCCATGTGGATATTGTGCATCATATATTGATGTACTCTCTAGGAACATGACATCATCCCATGCCTGAGCCTGCTTTAGTTCCTCCTCGTTCAATTCAATACCTGCCAGTTCCATTAGAGTATCAACTCTATAGTCTGCACCCCATCCATCAATAACAATACAAGCAGCATCTTCAAATCCTGAGGCATAAAATGCTGAAGCAGCATGATATAAATGATGCTCCTGAACTTCTTGCTCCCTTTTAATATGATTGAGTTTATATTTCTCCAACATGTCAATCATGTCCCGAAATTCTGCATCTTCTCCATTGAGTAGAATAATTTCATCGAGACCATACTCATCATGAAACTTTTTTAGACTCCCAAAAATATAGTATAAAAAGTTATCATGCTTTTTGCCAGATAATCTTTCTTCCAAAAGAATCTCATGGATTTCACCATTGCGAAGCATAGTTACACCTGCTTCATGTCCACTACAGGACATAGCAGCTACATTATAGTCTTTCATTTTACCACCAACATGCTGACATCTGCGAAATAAACATAATGAAGTTCAGATTTCTCTAAAGAATTTATTGCTTGCTCTACAGTTTCTACTATTGCATCACCAGCAAGATTGAATGATGTATTTAACAAGATTGGAACCTGTGTGCTCATATAGAAAGTTTTAATCAAATTATAATAATGAAAATTTTCTTCCTTACTTACGGTTTGAATTCTACAAGTTTGATCTACATGAGTAATTGCAGGAATGTAATCTGACATTCCATCCTTCACTCTAAGGTTAAATGTCATATAGGGAGATCTTTCAAGACCAATCATCTCAAACCATTTATCAGCATGTTCTTCTAAAACAGAACCAGCAAATGGTCTAAAACTTTCCCTCTTTTTTACAATATTAACTATATCTTTTCCACCAGGAATTCTTGGATCAAAAATTATTGATCTATTTCCCAATGCTCTAGGACCAACTTCGGATCTTCCTTGATGTATTGCTCCAATTTTTTCTTCTAAAATTAATTCAACAACATCATCATATGTAACATCATATTTTATTTTCATACACTAGGTCCAAAATAAAGGTGTTTGAATGGGATTTTATCTTTGCTTTTACTTATTCCATACCATAAGTATTTTGCTGCTCCTATTGCTGTTCCAGCATCATGTGCAATAGGATCTACAAAGAATTCTACATTTGGAAATGCTACAGTGTATTTATAGTTGTTCACACAATTTAAAAAATAACCTCCAGAAAGTACAATCTTATTTTTACCAGTAAGATCCAATGCTTTCTTAATTAGAGTGCATGTATGTTTGAAAGTTGTATTCTGAAGTTTTTCAGCAAGAGATGCACAAATATAAAAGTCTAGTGTAGGGTTATCAAACTCGGTATTGATTCCTCGTGAACCCATTGAAACATCATATTCTTCTGGATCAACTCCATCAATAAAGTCTTCAAAATATTTGTAGAGATCATATACAGTTATCCCTACACCTTCAAACTCTGTAAACCAATCTTTAACAAAGAGTGCTTTTTCTCTTTCATAGTTTCTATAAATGTGCTTATTCTCTTCGAGGTTATCAGATGCCAAACGATGACCAGATAATCCCATAATTTTACCAGCCTCAGTTCCACCATGCATTTCAAAGAGGCCACAAATCATATTAAACAAATCCCCACAACTTCGTGTGCGAGAGTAGATTTCATTCTTACTCCTCTTCCAAAAAATTTCTTCCTCCCCACGCATCTCATCACCCAAAGAGTCTAAGATAGAACATTGTTTAAACTTAGTTTCTAGGAATGGGAAATCATAAGAACAATTAAAGATACTTTCAATTTCTCTAAATGGATACTCATATTTTTGAGAAGTTACTTCTGCTCTATACTTTGCATCGAAAGCACCACCACCATCTAGAACAAGTGCAGCTGCATCATCAAATCCAGATGCAAAGAAAGCATTTGCAGCATGATAAATGTGATGATTGTCGGCATAAAATATAGAAGTATTGAATTTTATACCACCATTCTGCAATCCCCGAAGAAAACTACTATAGACAACCTCATCATCACCATCCCTATCTCTACCATAAGAAGAAAATATAATATAATCAATGAAAGTTGTATACTCTTTAATAGAATCTACATGATGGCAAAGTTCAATAATCTTACCAGTATCATCAAATTCTTGGAAGATTTCATCAACAGATCCCTCTGGATTTTTAATGCCTGTTAATCTCTCTTCCTCAGAAAAATACACGATTTCACCATCTTTCAAAAGACATGCTGATGGTTCATGTGATATGTTTACACCTAAAATATACATATTAAACCTCTTGATTCTTTGAATAGATTAGTGTTTGCTTTTCAGGAAGATAAAGATATTCAAATGAAGATTCTTCCAGGGTTCTAAGAGCACCTTTTAAATTATGGACCATTGGTTTTCCACTCAAATTGAATGAAGTATTACCAATGATTGGAATTCCAGTTAAATCTTTGAATGCTTTGATCAAATTATAGTAGTGCAAGTTCTGTTCTTCGGTTACAGTTTGTATTCTACAAGTCTTATTCTTATGCACAATAGCAGGTATTCTTTTTGCTCTTTCTTTTTTCACACTGATTGCATAAGTCATGAAAGGAGATTCCTTAATTGATCCATTTTCAAACCAATCAGAAAAATCCTCCAGAAGAATAGAACCAGCTACTGGTCTATACCATTCTCTACCCTTATGCAAATTTACATGACCCCACATTTCATACATTGTCGGATTGAATAGGAAAGATCTATTTCCTAATGCACGTGGACCACCTTCATCGGCACCCTGAAAGATTGCTATAATATGATTATCTTTTATTAATTTTGCAACGGTAGAATAACTTACCTGTGGGATTACTTTCATCTGAAGAACTACTATATGTTTTATTTATTATGCTCAGTCCATCCAAGTGCTTCAGCAATCACTGGAAACTGTCCAGCAAAGAGACACTTACACTCATTGGCAATATCCATGTGCTCTTTCTGTGTTCCATGAGCAGAACGCAGATCAATATAATGGATCCATGAACGAACTGAGCCACTCATGTAAATTTTTGTGGGAACTGCTAAAGGAAGCACAAAGCGAGCACATTCCTTTGCCACACCATGATCAAGCATGGTCTGATATAGATCCATAGCAGAAGCAAAGTGTCTCTCGATAGCAATCTCAAACTCTTGCTTATGGAAAGCATCTAAATCATCAGTAGAATTCTGACGATTCTTTGTATCTTGACGACGCAAGTCTGGAAGAGGAATGCGATCTGCTAGCATAGAACTATCAGCATACCGTTGAGAAAACTCTTGGAATGTGAAACTCCTGTGCCTCAGGATCTGAGCTGCTAGTCCTCTTGTGGTCTCGATCTCAAGAGTCATGAATGCCATCTCAAAAATACTCCAATGCTGATGATTGATGCAGTATTTAAGAAGACCAGCAATCTTTTCATTCTCCTGATTATTAGGATTGCTCACACGAGCACAATAAGCAATATTTTTTTCTGCTTCAGGTGTTACAGAAATCAGTTTAACGTTCATCTTTTTTAAATTGCTTACGACATTTTTTGACATCTTTGAGTTCATCTTTAATCATCTGATAGGCATCTTCAGGTGACAATTTCTTTGCCATCTCCATGGCAGTGATCATCTCAACTCTAGTTCCAAAGTGTTTGAGTGCTTCCTCAAAACAGTTAAGTGATTCATACATATTTCTTATATTCGTTGTTAACATTGTTTAGTCTGGGTAGCCATCATCATCTTCAAAGATTTCATCATAGTCACTAATCTCAGAACGTTCCAAATATGCCTGAGGGTCTGAATATACTTCTGCCTTCAGAGCATCAACTAGAAGTTCTAGATTATGAACTATTAGTTTCAATTTGTCCTTTTCCATAGCACAAAATCTACTGTACTAATTATACCCATAAAAAAAGGACCTGTCAAGCAGGTCCTGATAGTCTAATACAAGTAACTCACTTGCTGTAAGTACGTCCACGATAGCAGAATGTACCGTGTGTTTCCTTACTTTCTACACAACGAGTAGAATACTCAACACCACGATATGAGGTGTG